AGTACCTCGCGGGCCAACAGCGGGTCATCCATGGCAACCGCTGCACGCACCACGGCCTGCCACGTTGCCCTGTTGATAGCCGTACCACTCGCGCCGAGGCCGATGGCAGTGCGCGCCTTCTTCGTCACGTAGGCCGCGATGTCATCTATGCTGACACCATCCCCCCGCATCTGCTCCACGTCGGCCATAAGCCCCGCGTGGTATGTGTCAGTGGCGTGCTTCTCTACGTTCGATGCAGCACGGGACGCAAAGCGCAGCCGTTCGTTCTCCGTAAGCGCGGTAGCCAGGTTGCTGAAGCCCGCCCGGAAGAACTGATTGTCATCCTGCGGGTGATCCTTGAACCACTGTGCCTGGTGATCCGCTACGGCTTTCTCGAAGTCCTCAAGGTTTTCGGCCTCGCTCAGAGAGTCCGCCGACTTTATCACAAAGTCCGCGTGCCACCGCTGCGCTTCTAGCCGCCCCTTTTCCTCGCTGTACGATGCCTTGAACCACGGGTTATCCGCCCGCTTGATGGCGCCCGACTTCACGCCCTCCTTGTACTGCTTGATGGACTGCGCGGCTTCCTTCGCATCGTCATCGCGGGCATCCAACTTCCCCCGCTCCTGCTGCCGAGCGATGTACTTGTCGGCCACCGTTGCAGCAAGTTGGCTCGCCGGTCCTGCGAACTCCGCGAGTCCCTTTGCGAGACCTTCAAGAGTCCTACCGGCTGGCGACGGGGCAAACGTGTCCACCGGGGAGGCGGTGGGCCGAAGCCTCTCTTGCCGCAACTCCCCAACCTGCACTCTCTGTCTAGCCATTCTTACTCGCTGTGGTTGGCTTGCGGCTGTAGTAGAAGTTCCCGGCCTCCACCGCTGCACCACCAACCCGAAGGGCCGTCAGGAAACCGCTCGGAGGCGGTACCGCAGCGATGCGCTGTGCGGCCTGAGCTCGCCCGGATTCCTTCTCGCGCTGTAGCTGATCTATCGCCATGTCCCGGTTGCGCTCGATAGTGACCTTGTTGCGGGAGGCTTGCGTCTGGATGTCATCGAACAACTGGTGAACGCTGATGCCATCCACCCCGGCTTCCGCCGCCGATGTCTTCGCGGTGCCACCCATTGCCCCGGCTGCCAGCGCCGAGTCCATGACTTCCTGAGAGGCCGCGCTCATCTCCTGTACTTCACGGACGCCGATGTCCTTCCACGATTCCACCATCGCGCGCAGCGCAGCATCCTTGTTGGCCTTGCTCGCCTTCGCCTGACCGGCGTGCCCTGCCACAGCACTACCGGCGTTCACGGCGAAGCTACCGGCGGCCATTGCGGCTACGGGGTTACACACTCTCTCACCTTTGCAAACACTCGGAAGGGAACCCCTCGTATTTTGTAAGTCTCCCCCAAGTAGAACCCGAGGTACTTAATCCAGCGGACGTGCAGTTCATTGCGGGTATCCACAAAGTTTCCTACGGACCCGTATTTCTCTGCCCAATGATTTATCCAGTAGCGGGCCTCTCTGAGCACGCTTAACGGACAGCGTTTCACTTCCGGCGTAGCGAGTAGCCACACGAATGCCAATCCGGGCGCCTTCGGTTCGCACCCGAAGATGACACAGGGGTCTTCATTGGGTGCTCTGCGGGCCACGTAGCATTCTCCTGCGAAACGAGGGAGCACCACTTCTGGTGACTCCCCCGTTGCCGTTCTCACTTCACGGTCATCCTCCGGTCGGAGGTGTCGCGCCATGTACTCTTTGTCCGCCGGAGTGGCGGGCCGTACCGTTAGGTTCATACCCGCCTACTCCTATCGGTGAAGGTTCCTTCCCATCCTATTGAAGCCAGCGAGCACCCTACGGGCGCCGCCGACGTGATTTCGATTGTCACTGCTTCGTTCTGTGCGAGCACCGGCACCGACAGGAAACCCGTGGTGGGTGTCGCGTGCGTCACGGACTTTACCCTGTCCGCCCGCCCGTTCTGCTTCACGGTCACGGTGAGGTCGCAGGTGTCGTGATACTCCACTCGGAGGTACGACAGCTGGAGGCGCCCGGTGGTCTGAGCGAGCCCATCGCGGTCCCGTGGGTACAGAGCGGACATCACGTAGCGGAAGGTGTATGCCTCCGTCGTTGCGTTCCCCTCTCTGTCCGCGTGCGCGTCATCCCCATCGGGGAGCACTCCTACATCCACGGTTTCCAGGTAGACACCATCGGCGCGCTGTACGAGCATATCAAGCACGCCATCGTTCATGTCTATTGCCAGCACCGTTCCGTTCGGGAATGCCCACTTTGACCACGAGTGCATTACCCGCCGCTGGCCTTCATCGTGGAAGGTGTGAACGTACAGGCTGCCATCGTCCGTGAGCACAGCGAGGAACTCCAAATTGGCGTCCCCTGCGATGTCCCGTGGTGAGCCCGTTAGATACTTCGGTACATCCGTGGTGGAGTCAGAAGCATCGTACTTCTCATCTTCCGTGTTGGCCCTGAAGTACTCCATGACCTGTGTGTATCCCTTCTTTGCCCGCGTGAAGAACAGGCGCGAGCCGAAAGGAAGGGGCTTGCATACACCCGAAGCCGCGAAGTCCGACACACCATCCAGCCGGGCGGTTCTCGGAGAGAACACAGGTTCGCCCCATAGCTTGAACTGGTGTCCCGAAGCTGAGAACAGGAACACCGCCTTGTTCCACATGGTTGCGTGGTCAAACACCGCCACGTCAGTTGACGCGGCCTTCAGGTCTATCGGGTCGCTGTCCAGAAGTTGCCTTACGGTTTCCCTGAAGAAATCGAAGGCGTCCCCGGTGCCCGATAGCACGACGGATTCCCCGCTCACTAGCCCGAGTCGGTTTGAGTACCAGAAGACATCCGACAGGGTGTTACCGAGGAAACTCGGCATCGGCGCGGAGTCATCGTTGCCCACACCACGGGGAACCCATGGGGCCGGGGCGAATACGAACTCCTGTGATCCACCCTCTATCACGCACTCATCTTCATCAGAGAAGCGGTTGAGCTTCCCACCCGTGAGTGCATCCACCACCACAGTAGTTGCGGTGTTGGACACCACTACGCCCTGTGAGCCGTCGCTGAGGTTCTTCAGAACCTTCCCCACGTACTCATCGTCCGTGAGAGCGAGCGTTGGATTGTAGAACGTCTTTGTGGAATCGAAGGCTACCGTGGCCGCCACCTTCGGGTCGAAGCCCGATATGACGCCAACGTAGATACTGTTGCCTGGTCCCAGAGTGGCCGTGTACTGCGATGATCCGGCGAACTCCGCTACGAACAGGGCCGGAAGATCGGCACTCGTGAGCGGGCCATCCACCGCCGATACGGTAAAGGTCTCGGGAATGCCACCGAGGCCGAGCCATGACACGTCTAGGGTTATCTCGGAACCTGCGGGGTAACTGTAGCCATCCCCGAAGTCCACTTGGCGTGTCTCGATTACCGTGGTGCGGACACCGGGCCACGTCGGATGATCCGGGCCGTGGACGTTGATGTACGCCCTGCGGAATGGCGAGTCAGGAGTCACCCCGGTAGAGTACGCCGTGGTGAGCCGGTACTTGTCCCCCGTCAGGATGGTTCCGGTGCGCTGGAAGTATTCATCCTGCACGAGCACGCCGGGTGCGTAGGAGCGCGAGTCCACCGGATCATACGCCGACGTACCCGCGTTGTACTTCTCTAGTGCAACAGATACGGTGATACCCGGCTCAACAAGCGTGGTGTCGATGTCGTAGTTCACGCGCAGCCGAGCATCATTCTCACCCGAGAGCGGCCCAGAGATGATCGTGTAGATTGCCGACAGGTTATCCCGAAGGATGATGTCGGTCCCTACGGGCGTCACCCCGTCTAGCGACCACTGTTCGACGTACTCCGTGTTGCCACCCGTGGTGACTACGGGAACATGCAGCCCTAATGCGCCGCGATGCTTGTTGCTCAGGAGCTTACCGCGGCGCGTCAGGAGCCAGGGCAACGTTGCCGCGTCGAAGTCGAGAACCATGTCCGGGGCGGGGCACTCACGCCATACGCCATCCTGCCGCGGCTTCCCCTCGTCGCTGTACTGGACCCAATAGGAATCCTTCGGGTTCGCCTCGTCCCCAGAGACTTCCACGCGGAACCCGTTGGGAGCCCTGCGGGGAAGATCATCGAAGACCTGTACCGAGCCCTTTACGGACTTCAGCCCGTTGTCCGCGAGGCCGTCTTCCGTGGTGATGCTGAAGTCGGCTCCGTCGTTGCGCTTGATGTATAGAGTGGAGCCGTACTGTAAGATCAGGAACTCATCGTCTATCTGACTGTTGGCGGACAACGCCTGCCTAAGATCGGACGCAATGTTCGTGGTGTTGATGGACACGCGGCTGCTTGCGTGGGCCATATCCACGGTGCGGATAGATACCGTCTTCCCATCCAGCGTCACCGTGTAGGTAGTCGAGAAGTCCGCCTGTCTGACAAACAGGAGGGCCTCCCGCTTCGCAGCTGGCGCCCGCGTCACACCCGGCTTCGTGATTACCGAACGGTTTACAAGGAACGTGGTGTCCCCAACGGTGGTAGCGCGATACTCCGCACCAGCCGACAGGTAGCCCGTACCCTTTGGCGTGATGACCGGATGGATAACCCCGGTGTCCGCATCGATGACCTGTAGAGACCCGTTCGCCACGATGATCCTGTAGCGTTCCGTGGCACTCCTGTTCACCGTATGCACGAACGCCTTGTCGTAACCCGTGGTGTCCGTGGCAATCTTCGCTACGTGCTTGGATGGAGGGCGCTTCGTCTTCCCCTTTACGGGGCTGTCTAAGGCGTTCTCCTGTACTTCACCCTGGTTGGACGCCCGGATGTACTTCGGCTTCTGCGACACGCCACCGAGTAGGTCACGTATGGTCTGACCGATGGGCGGCATTAGGCGAGCCCCGAGGTCTTGCGGATGTCGTACACCATGCCACTGCCATACGGGCGCCCACCCAGAGCATCCGCCACGTCCGCGTTGTCGAGGATGTTGTACTTATCGTCCGAGCCGTGGAGCTCAATCATCAAGAGGGCTGCGCGGTTCTCATCCTGCTGTGTGAATCCCGCGCGCTCTGCCGAGCCGAGGATGCGCTGCGCGAACTGGCGAGCCGCCAGAAGCGTGATGTAACTGCGGGCCTCCTGCGGTAAGTCCTCGAAGTCGAACAGCCATACCGGGTCGATGTATAGGAACTCGTTTTCGATTCCATCCCGGTTCTTTGCCCTGTCGTAGAACACAAGGGGCTGCGTTGGCTCGCCATACTTCCGCGCTCTGCGGATGATGAGGTCCAACGCCTGTCCTGCGGTAACGTCGCACCGGGCCATGTTGGCGGGCGGCGTGAATACGTTCAATGTGGTGGTGTTGCCATCCCGCGTAGGCCAATCCAGCGTACCGTCTGGGGCGAGCTCGTAACCAAACTCACGATTGAAGCGCCAGCCCTTCGTCTGCACGTTGCGCGTAGCGTCCCTGAGAATACTTACGGCTGCCTGTACGTCTGCATCGGTGACGGTGGCGAGGTCAGTCCCCGCCGCTAGTGGTGCTTCACCAATGGCACTCAGCATGACATTGACCGCTTCAAGTTCCGTGGCGGCGCTGAGTTGTGTTATCTGTCGAGTCATTTCTGAGTGATGAAAGATGAAAAAAGGGGGACCGAGGGTTTCCCCTGAGTCCCCCATTGGGTGCTACGGTTACGCGGTCTTAACCTCGACGGCGCACTCGGGCCGAAGGATGCCGTGACCAACCGCCATCTTCGCCACGATGAGCGTACCCTGATACTCGATCAGGTACTCGCTCTCAACCGAGAGGTCGATGAGCTTCACCGTACCCACGGCACCGCGCTGCATTACCAGCGCAGCGGTGTTGGTGAAGTCACCCTGGTACGCGGTGGGACCAGTGTTCACGAGCGACTGCGGGAGGTTGTTGGTCTTGACAATCTCCATACCCGCAAGGCGGTGAATCTTACCGCTGGCAAGCGAGCCGTTCCCCTCGGGGTTGTAGTCCGTGGAGATGGCCTTGTCGCCCGACTGCACCAGGAGGTAGTACTGCTCAGGCTTCACAAAGATGAAGCGCTCGCTCTCCGGTACGTCCTTCTCATCGAACGCCTGAGCCGCATCGAAGCACGCGCCGATAAGCGCGGTGGCATCGGTCTTCGCGGTAGCCGCGGTGATCTGGGTTCCGCCGTTCGCACCCGCCACGGTGGCCGAAGCACGGGCCGCGAGAAGCCCAACCTGCGCGACGTTCTTATCGAAGGTCCGAGAGAGGGCGGCACCGCTCTGGTAGCTATACTCGCGCCGGAACTCGAAGTGCGACATCGCCTCATCGATGGACGCGATGAAGACCGGGCTGATAAGCAGGTCATCGAGGTTGAT